AAATAACTTTTGCTGATCACCCCGGCAATGTTGGTTTATCAACAGCCACGCTTTTTTGTGTTGATGCTCTTGGTCGGGCTGGTCGTGTTCAAGCAAATGCTTTATCGTTGTCAGAACAGACCACAGGATTGCAGGCGACTCAATTCACTTCGCTTTCAGGTGGCCCGTTGCCCTCGAATGTAAAAATAAGCAATCTGCAAACGCAGTCAACGGCTTCAGCACAAACTTATACAGGAACAGTTTTGAACCAGTTGAACTTTTTGAACGCGACTGAGCGTGGCATTTTAAGAACAAACCGTGACAGTGCCGCAGGACGCATTAACTTTTATGGCAGAAAACAATTTGAAGCCACAACTCCTGTTTCGTTTGGTCGTACTTCTTCGTCAAGCGTTATCGCGTATCAAGAATTTGCTCGAATTCAAAACGGGTTATCTTTTATCAATACGGCAACTATTTCTCCTAATGGGTTAGCAAGCCAAACAGCCAGTAACACCAGCTCTGTTTCAACCTATGGCGCAACTTTTTATTCGTCGTCAACTGTTGACTTCAACACGACACAGGCGCAAGGTAACGCTGAATGGATTGTTAACACTTTTTCTGATCCGACAGATTTACGCTTTGAAATAAGGTTTTCTGATCGAACACAAAATGACACGGCTTACACATTGTTTATGATTTTGCGTGATGAAATCTTATTTAATTTGGCGTACCGTGTACCGGGTGCTGGGTCTGACACGACTGAATTAGTTGCTTTAGAGGGTTACAGTGTGAACATGACTCCCGAGCAAACCGAATGGGTTTTGTATTTGTCGCCAGCGACTTATTACCAGTTTTTTATTCTTGACAACACTTTTTTAGGTATTTTGGATACCAGCCGTTTGGGCTGGTGAAGGAGAAACATTATGGCTACACAGTGGACAGCAGGGACGACTAGCGGGCAGGTGTTAACTGCGGCGACGCTTAACACCATTGGGGCGCCGTCTGTATTTTTTACGCCAACATGGACTTCAACAGGCACACAGCCCAATATCGGCAACGGTTCAGTTCAGGGCTCGTATTTCCAATTTCAAAAGTTTATTGTTGGTGAAATACAAATAGTAATTGGATCTACAACCACATTTGGAACAGGTACATATTTGGTCAGTTTGCCATTGCCTGCCAATTCGACTTGGTGTTCAGGTTTCGGCATGGTTTTAGACGCTTCGGCTGGATACATCAATTATTCGGGTGTAGCAATTGGAACAGGTAACAATCTTGAATTTCGTTTTGGTAATGCTTTAGGTATTTGGTCACCAACTGTTCCAATAACTTTGGCGAACCTTGACCAAGTACGCATTAAATTCTTTTATGAAAGGACATAATGAACCACGACCTAACTTCCACACTTGACCCCGACGAAGTACCAGCCGAATGGTGGCACGAGCGTATGCGCAACCATCGTGACCGCCTACTTAAAGAGTCTGACTGGACACAAGTCGCCGACTCACCAGTAGACCGTGAAGCATGGGCGACATACCGTCAAGCCCTACGAGACTTCCCAGCCACATGGACCGCAGGCCCTGAAGCAAATTTCCCTGATACACCATGAAAACGCTAGCCGTAGTCGCAGGACTAGCCATCGCCTTAGTTGTTTGGATATGGGCATGACATTTAACCCATCAAAAGCCCTCATCGCATTAGTCGGCTTAATCTGCATGACCGTACTAATCGCAGTCGGCGCAATAGACCAAGACCAAGGCTTACCAATCATCACCATGATCGTCGGCTACTCAGTCGGCAACGGCATGGCCGCACTAACCAACAAACCAGTCGAGCCGATCATCCGCAAAAAGGACCCCAAATGATTTCTACCGTCACCAGCGTCACCGATACACGCATCAAAATCGTTTCTAAAGCAGTCAACGCAACACGAAACGTAAATGTTCGGGCAACCAGCAACGACGTCTATATCGGCGGAGCAGACGTCACCAGCGCAAACGGGCTACCACTACGCCAACACGACGCCATCACCGTCATCATCCCACCAAACGAAGAGCTCTGGGCGATCACCTCATCAGGGACGCACACCATCGCAACCCTCACCAACTTTGTGAGTCTCGCATAATGGCCGCCAAAAAGAAAACACCCGCAGCTGCTAACGCAACGCTGTACCCGGTACTGCCCGTCATTAAACCGACCGACCTCACAGGTCAACAGAACGGTTACTTGACCGCCAACATTCTGCGCACCATACAGAAACCGTCAGGGCAATTAGAACAGCACGCCGCGACCGCATGGAACTGTTTACAACTCGCCGCATACTTCAACGGACTCACACTCAATCAGGTTGGCGCATACCGCACCTACAACCAGCAGTTAGCCATGTTTAATGATCGTTACTCAATCAAGGACTACGGACGCAAACCACAAGTGATCCGCATATGGCAGGGACGCAAATACTATTTGAAGCCGGGTAAGTCACCGAGTGCGACACCGGGCAACTCGGACCATGGCCTCGGACTGGCGATTGACGCGGCGAACTGTTACGAAGGCTCAGCCCTGCTGGCATGGCTTTTGGGCGACGGGTTCGCAACATCCCAAGCCCTGCTCTACGGCTTCACTTGGGCGGTCGCAGACCCCAAGAACCCGAACTTTGAACCGTGGCACCTGCAATACGTCACGGGCGACACTTGGACTCCAGCGGTCCTAGAAGCCCTGAAAGTGTTTCCCGCTTTAGAAGCATGACTTGACAATCGGTCTGGAAGTCGGTCTAATGACTGACAACCAAGTGCGTCCCGTAATAGCGGGACCCCGACCGCAGGAGGAAGCAATGCAACCATCCCTTTTTGACGTTCTCGAAGTTCCAGCCGAGAAACTCAAATACGAAGCCTTCAAAGAGGCAAACCCGTGGGTTATAGAACGACTCACCAAAATGTGTTACGCCTTATACAACAACGGCCATAACCATTACGGCATCGGCGCACTCGTAGAAGTTTTACGGTTTCAGCACTCAACCACTTATGACCCAAACAGTGAGTTCAAATTTAACAACAACTATCGCGCCTATTTGGCCCGCGAAATTATGCAGAACAACCCAATGCTGGACGGATTCTTCAGCACCCGCAAATCAGCTGCGGACCTATCAGAGGACTACTAAATGAACCTTAAACGACTAGCACTTTTAGCATTTGGCACTTATGGACTGTGCGCCCTTTGGGCGATCACTGGCGTGGAATCCACCACAGTGACCCTTCAGGCTCCGTCTGTGCCCTCCACGGTCACGCTCGGGATGTTGACACCCGAACAATTACAGGACCGCGCAGAGGAACTCACAGCAACAACAACTTCTACGACGGCCAGCACGACCAGCACGACTACTCAGCCCGTGACAACCCTTGCGCCGTTCCACCCGGACACCAAATGTCAAGAATGGTTCCAGACTGCGATCACGGTCGGCTGGCCTAACAACACTGAAACACTCGAGAAACTAGGTCGCCTGCTTTGGAAGGAAACAAGGTGCCTCAATGTCAGCCACACTCACCCATCGTTCAACGGACACGACCACGGCGTTGCGCAAATCAACCAAATCCATCGCGCCTATGTTGAACAACTCTTCTCAGGCCCAATGGAAGAATCCATGGCCGACCCGACCCTAAACCTGCGTTTCGCTTACCTGCTCTACTCAGAACTGGAAGCAAAAGGCAGATGCGGATGGAAACCATGGTCCTTGTGCTAAGTCACTGGAGAGATCACGCAGCTTGTCGAGGTATGCCCATTGACTTGTTCATTCACAGGCTCGGCGAAAAACAGATCGTCAAAAGAATTAAGGAAGCAAAGACAGTTTGTGCAGGTTGCCCGGTACGACCTGAATGTCTTAACGAAGCAATGCAATATTTAGCCAATCAGGAAGAATGTGCAGGTATTTGGGGCGGTTTAACATTGAACGAACGCAAAGAGTTGATCTTTGCCACATCGCTGGTCTATCGTGACGGCAAATACCGACAAATTAGGGAGCCCCGACCGTGATGACTCAAATTCAAGAAATGACCGCAATGATCGCTAAAGCCGACATTGCGATGAAGGCAGCGACTTGGGAGATTGAACGCCTCAGGGATGACGTAGCGATGTTGAGGAAGGCGCTTACCGAGTTGGCTTATGTTGCTGAGGAGAACGGCGTCTATTTGTCTAATCTGACCAAAAGTACGCAGGATGTCATCGTGGCGATGCGTCTGGGCGGGTTCAAGTGAAGTGCGAAATCTGCGACGCCGAGTTCCGTACTGGCGATATCCGTATGCGTAACGAGTTGCGTGGTATCTGCTTAGCGTGTGCTGAGGAGGGCGGTTTTGTCGGTATGACACTG